AAGTTTCCTAAAGCAGCGAAGAATCCTAACTCAAGATTAAGACAAGCAAGACGTAGATGGAGGTGCTAACTGTCATATTTAATAAGTAATATTCCTCATTTTAAATGTTGGGTACGAAAAGAATTTACACATAATCATTTAAAATATCATGGTGAATTTTTACATGGAATAGCATTTGCAGTTAATACAATACCAGATAGATGTTTAAGTTTTCAAGTTATGTTTACTGGAATAGAAGAAAAAAATAATATACATGGTGGTGCAATGTGGGCAAGGATGCCAATAACAGCATTAGTAGCAGATGAAATATTAGATGAAGCTCCAGAAAGAATGGATACACATTTAGCACAACCTTGGGACTGCTCATCAAGAACACATAGTGTAGTTAAATTAGATTTATTAACAGCTAGTCCTTGGTATTGTAAAATAGATAATGAGTTTTATAAAGGTAAATATATGTTTACAGTAGATTTTACAGATAGTGATATTAGTGATTGTCCTGCACAACATAAACAAAATCATGTAATACAATTAACAGATGCAGGAAAATGGACAGGTAATATAGTAGCTTTACCTAATAATAGAACAAGAGTAACAAGTCCTGCTTTATGGGTAACTGGTGAAGGTGCACCAGATTTTAGACCTAGTCAACATATTCATGCAGCAGAAATACACGATAGTTACACAGACCCAGAGGTAACATTTAACAACTTATATAAGGAGAAAAAAAATGCCAGGAAAAATGAAAAGTAAATATGCAGCTAAAGCAGGTGGTACACCTATGAAGACTAAATACATGGCTAAAGGTGGAGCTATGAAAACTAAATATGCATCTGCAGGTGGTAAGTTATCAGGTATGACTGCACGTAGAAATGCAAGAAGAACTAAGTAATGGCTATTAAAAGAAAAACTACAAAGAAAAAAAGTGGAGCTAAACCTACTAATCCTTCTTTGTATGCTAGAGTAAAAGCTGAAGCTAAAAGAAAGTTTGACGTTTATCCAAGTGCATATGCTAATGCATGGTTAGTACGTACTTATAAAAAACGTGGTGGTAGATATAGGAGTTAATTATGGCTAAACCTAAAGGTGGACTTACAGCATGGTTTGGCAAAGGACCTAAAGGTGATTGGGTAGATATAGGAGCACCCAAGAAGAAAGGTAAGTTTCAATCTTGTGGTAGAAAATCTACAAAAGGTAGTAAAAGAAAATATCCTAAATGCGTACCAAGAGCTACTGCTAATAGAATGAGTAAATCTCAAATAACAAGTGCAGTAAAAAGAAAGAGAGCAAAAGCACAAGGAGTAGGTGGTAAACCTACAAATGTAAAAACATTTAAAAAGAAAAAGAAAAAATAATCGTTTGGCTCATTGAGTTGGAAGTAGGTAACGAAGAAACGCACTAACTTTAATTAGGAGGTGTGTTATGAATAATCAAACATTATTTGTATTTAAAAAACAACAACAAGAATATAATATGGTAAGACAATTAAAAAAAGTAACTAAACAACTAAAGAAAGCTTCTAAGCTTCATGCAAACCAAGCTAGAATAGTTGCAAATTATGTAAAAAAGAATGACAAAAAAAAGAGACCCAAAAGTAGGAACAGGAAAAAAGCCTAAGGGTTCTGGTCGTAGATTATATACAGACGAGAATCCTAAAGATACAGTTAGAATTAAATATGCAACTGTAGCAGATGCAAAGAAGACAATAGCTAAAGTTAAAAGAATAAATAAACCTTATGCTAGAAAAATACAAATACTAACTGTATTAGAACAAAGAGCAAAGTTTGGTGGTAAACCAGAACAATCAAGATTAGCAAAAGCTGCTAAGAAACAATTAAAGGAAAAACATAGAAAATATGGCTAGTTCAGGAACTTATAATTTTAATCTAGATATAGATGAAATAATTCAAGAAGCTACAGAAATGATAGGTGGTGAGCAAACTCTTGGTCATACACCACAATCAGCGAGAAGGTCTATAAATTTATTATTAAATGATTGGCAAAATAGAGGTGTTCTATTATGGACAACCTTTACTACAGCAGTAACAGTATCAACAAGTGTTACATCTTATGATTTAGATAACTCAGTAAATGATGCTTTAGTTATTACAGTTAGAGCAAGTGCTGCTGCAACAGAAACACAATTAACAAGAATATCATTTGAAGAATATAATGTACTACCTAATAAGTCACAAACAGGTAGACCAACACAATATGCTATAAAAAGAAATGTAGATAAACCTACAGTATTTTTATATCCTATACCTGATAATAGTTCAGAGATATTAACTATAGAAGGTATAAGACAATTAGAAGATGTAAATAAATCTGCAGGACAAAATGCAGATATACCAAAAAGATTTTTACCTTGTTTAACATATGGATTAGCTTATTATCTTTCACAAAAAAGAGCAGGCATACCTATGGATAGAGTTAGTATGTTAAAAACAAGTTATGAAGAAACATTAAAAAGAGCAATGGAAGAAGATAAAGAAAGAGCAAGCATTTATTTTAAACCTAAATTAGGATATATTTAATGTCTAGAAGAAGTACAAAAGCAAAAGCTATGTGTGATTCATGTTCATTTGTTTATGACATGAGAGTTATGAAATTAAACAGTTATGATATGTTAATATGTCCTCAATGCTTTGAAGGTAACTATGATTTAAAAAATCATCCACAAAATAAATCTGCTAATGTAAGAGATGATACTATAGTTCCAAATGCAAGACCAGATATTTTTGGTAGAAATTTAAAATGGGAAGATGCTAATGTTACATGGAATGATGTTCCAACACCTAATACTAGAAAGTGGGGTACAGTATGAGTGATTTAACCAATAATTTAATTAATGCTACATATAAAAAATTATTACAAGTTAGTACCTCTGGTAACACAGGTATATCAGGAACACTAACAAATGTTCAAACAGGAGATGGAACTAATACAGCAGTTAAGATAGCTACAAGTGCTGTTCAAGTAGATGGCACATTATTTGTAGGACAAACCTTTGGAGTATCAGGTGATGCTTCTGTAGCAGGTGGATTAGCAGTTGCAAATAAAGTTTGTGCTAGTGCTTTTTATGGTGATGGTTCTAATTTAACAGGTTTAGTATTTACAGGTGATGTATCTGTATCCAGTTTAATAGTTACTAATAATATTACTGTAGGTGGTAATGTTACTATTGGTGGTAATGTTATGGTCTCTGGTGGTGAGATTGTAGTTAAAAATACAGGCACACAATCTAATATAAAACTATATTGTGAATCTTCTAATGCACATTATGCAGCTTTACAAGCTCCACCACATAGTTCTTTTAGTGGTAATATAACAATAACACTTCCAACAAGTGCAGCAACATTAGTTGGTACATCTACAACAGATACATTAACAAATAAAACATTTGGTGATGCAGTAACTTTTGATGATGATATATCAGTTAGTGGTAATTCAAACTTTGGTGGTACTGTAACAGTTGCAGGAGCTACATCATTAGCATCTACATTAAATGTAGGTGGTGCTGCTAATTTTGCAAGCACAGCAACTATTGCAAGTAATACTTCTATAGGTGGAACATTATCAGTAGGAGGAGCTGTTCATTTAGCAAGCACATTAACAGTAGCAGGCAATACAACAATAACAGGCACACTAGGTGTAGGTGGTAATGCTACTTTTGCAGAAAGAGTTTGTGCATCTGCATTCTATGGTGATGGTACAAATATTACAGGTATACCTATTACAGGTAATATATCTGTTAATAATGCTATAATTGGAGGAACAGCTTCAGTTGTAGGAGCTGCTACATTTAAAGGTGATGTATCAGTATCAGGTGATATGAATATTGGAGGACATGCTACTATTGCAGGTGCTGTATCATTAGGTAGTACACTTGATGTAGCAGGTAATACTTCTATAGGAGGAACATCTAATATAACTGGTAAAGCTGAATTTGAAGATGATGTTTCAGTATCAGGTGGATTAGTTGTAGGTGGCACAGCTACTATAGCAGGAGCTGCATCAATAGGTGGTGCTTTATCTGTAGGAGGTGCAGTAAATCTTGCAAGCACATTAACAGTAGCAAGTAAT